AAATATATCTCCAAAAAAACTCATTATTTCATTACCCTCGCAAATCTTACAAAGTCAGATCCATCGGGACCATAACTTTCCATTAATCCTTCTTTTTTAAAACCTAACCACTTGGCAAATCTTAATGCCACATCGCAATCAGCTTTTACGGAAGTTTGTATTCTTTTTATTTTATTAGCTTTTAAAATTATTTCGGTTCGTTGTTTAATGTGTTTAGCACAAAAGATCGGATATTTATAAATTTCTTTTGTTGCTAAGACCCACCCCTCGGCAACGCCATCCCAGAGATAAAAGACACCTCCAGCCGCAATAGGTTTATTGTTGACTAGACCCGTAAACGACATCCCAACTTCTTTTAAAAAATAGGCATATTTTCTATGCTCTGGTTTTAATTCTAAAAATTCGCTATTTAAGCCTTGTTCTAATATTTGTTCAGCGTGCTTATTTTCAAATGGAACAATAACTACATCAGACACTTTCTGTCTCCAATCTAGGATAAATTCCTAAAATTGTCATAGGTAGAGCCTGTGGTTGTTGCACATAAACCAAGCCTTCTGTTCCATAATCTGTATCAAATTCAACAGACTTATCTCCTGTAAATAATGGGATAGGTAAATCCATAGGAGATCCACTAGATCTAAAGTCTATTGCAGTTAAGTTGGCAGCATTGGGTCCAACACTTGCGCCAACTGTATTTTGAAATCTAACAGATAGATCATAAATTCTTTTAGTTTTAGTTTGAGTAGTTTCTGTATAACCTTCATCTAATCTCATTGTTTGTAAATCAGATGTATATAACAAACCAACTTTAGCTTGTTCAGTAGCATTCGTTAGTGTAATAGCTCCGCTTGAAACTGTTTTAGAATTTTGAGCAGAACCTTCGCCAATTATATCAACTACCTCTCCTTCTAAATGATCTAAACCACTTAAACTTGAAGTTAAGTCTCCTGTATAACTTAATCCACTATCTAAATAATGAAATGCTGTAAGATCTTCGTTAAATTCAAATGGAGTAAAATATTCCACATATCTTCTTACTGCTCCATTAATCCATCTTTGAACTATAACCCAAACTTGATCTTCATCGCTATCGCCATCAATGACAGCAACGCTTTCTACTTTTGCATGAGTTAAAATATTATCCGTTTGTTCGCTTGTATGAGCTGAAGTTAAACTAACAACTGTTCCTAAAGTTTTATTTGAATAAAGTTTAAATTGATTATCATCTATTTTTTCAATGTAGTATTTTGTGTTTTCAGATAAACCACCAATAGATGTTCCCGTATTATCATAATAAAAAATATCTCCTGTAGTAAAACCATGAGAAGTTGAATAAATAAAATTAGATGAAATATTAACACCTTGATAAATGTATTGAGTTGTGTCTGAGCCTGGAGCTGATGTAAAAGATACAGCTGTTCCCGCAGTAGCATTGGTAGCATTTGTTGCTAATTTAATTGTGTTGCTATCTGATGCGATTGTAAAATATAGTGTTGAATTATCTAATCCACCAATAGCATTACTGGCTGCATAATAATAAATAGGATCTCCTGTAGATAATCCGTGTGATGATAAAGTTATGGTGTTGTTAGTTGTATTAACAACTGTTGTATTGGATGTAAAAGAAATTTGTTGATGAATAATATTTTTAGTTGTATCTGATTTTCCACCTAAAATGTGTCTGTGCCAGGCAACAACATTTTCTAATCTATTATAAGTTAAACCAGATAATACTCCGTCTGTTCTTGCACCCCAAACAACTGAATATGGCTCTTGTTGATAATCCATTTGCACTACGCCTGTTTCTGTAATATGATCCGCCAAAATTGTTAAGTCTGGAGCTGTATAACCATCTGTATTAAAATTATAAGCAAGCTCTCTAACTTTTCTTTTAGCTCTTTGTAAAAATATAGTTGCGTTTCCAATGGATAAAGCATCCACACCCGCTGAACCATAGTTGGATTGTTTTCTAATATTAATATTAGATGGAGTAATAGCATCTTGTGAAGAACCAGAGCTTACAGCATACTCACCTCCTGTAGTCATACAAATTAAAGTTCTTGTAGCTTTTAAAGATTTAATCGCATTTACTTGGTTAGATGCTAAGGTATAAATCATAGCATCATCCGCATTTGTTCCCGCTGTCATGTTTTCATAGTCTCCAGACTTTGAAAAAAACATAGTTTGGGGTTGATCGCTTGTTGCAGCAAATACTAATCGTTGTTCAAAGAATGATACGCAAGCTGGGAAACCAGTTGTGTTTGAGAAAGAACCAAGTTGCCATGATGCAGTAGCATCGGTATTGGTAAATGCTTTCGTGATTGTGCAGACTACAACTGTAGTATTAGTTCTTCCTGTAATTACTGCCTCTCCACTATTAAATTTTAAAATTCTTCCTACATCTGTTGTCGCCCAACCAACTCCACCATTAATTCCAACAATCGCACTAGCTGTAATATTAACACTCGTTCCAGTTCCAGAGGATGCTGGAGTTAAAGTAGTTGTTGTAGTATTGGCATCCATATAGGGTCCCGTCTCTGCAAAATCTACTTCTGTTAATGTCCAGGAAGTATGACCCGTTCTTGAAAGTTTCATTACTTCATGGGAGTTGTGGCAGATATACATGACATCTGCGGATTGTGCGAATTTTATATCAAAGAGTTGTGCTGTAGTATATTCGGTTGTGATTTGATAAATTTTATTAGCAGTACCCGCTGAAGCATAAGTTGTGTAAGCAGATGAATTAATATCTGTGCCATCTACATCTTGCAGTTCAAAAGTGTTAGTAGTTTTGTCAGCAACTTTAAAAGTTTTACCATTAACTTCTGTCATACCAACAACAGCTGATATATTTACAAAATCTCCGTTAGAATAACCATGGGAGCTTGAGGTAACTACAGCTGGATTAGCTTTAGTAATGGCGGTAATAGTTTTATCGCCTTCGGTAATTTGTCCGTTATCTTTAAAAAATCTTATATATTGATTGCCAAACTCTAAGACATAGGTTTGTTCAGTTGAAAATGTGAATGGAATTAATCTTGTTGAATTAGCAGATGTTTTAATTTCTGATACAAAATATGTACCTGGTCTTCTTGTTATTGGACCGTGTGGCATGACAACGAAATTTTCAATATTTGACGCTCCGTTAAAATATTTCGCAAAATCTGTCCGACCCTCCATAGAGGATGAAAGCTCCCCAGCCGTAAAGCTGGGTATGCTTAAAAGTTGTTTAGGCATATTTAGTATCTACTTGTTATAAAATCTTCTGTGATTATTTGGTCTGTTGGTGCTACCTCTGGATTTGTATTATATCCTTCACTAGCGTCTGTATGTCTAGCCTCTGATAATTTAGCTTGGTATTTTTCAGCCATAAGTTTTGTAACTTGTAAATTAGAAGTTATGGCATAAGCAATATCTTGAGCTAGAGCTGCTGATATAGTTTCTCTTAATAAAATATCTAATTGATTAACATCTGTTTCAATAGTTAGATAAATTAAATAAACATCGCTTTCGTCTATTAATAATTTTCTACCTTCAATTTTGTAATCTGAATTGTAATCTTTAATTTGTAAAACACGCAAGCAATCTGATGGTAGGGTATATTGATAACTAAAACCCCAAGCTGGAGTATCGCTGTCTTGCGCTAATTGAACTCTTTTGACTAAGCAGTTCCAAGGATGAGATCTATAAACCGCATCTCTAATTGTTTCATATCTTTCGTTGCATATTCTGGCATTTTTTGAATTTTCAGTAAGAGCTGTAATAGAACTTGCTCCTAATTGGTTTAATGCAGAATTACAAATTTGAACAACACTAGCCATTATCTTTTTCTCGGTTTCATTGGTTTAGGTTTTTTTGGTGGTCTGCCTTTTTTTGATCCGTATGTTCCTTTGCCTTTTGGCATAAAATCCTCCGTTAAATTTTGATTAGCATCCTAGGCGGGTTCCACTCTCGCTTTCCCCGCCTAAAATTCTATTTGTTAGTCTACGATGTAAGTTATTACACCAGATAGATCATCACCATCTACTAAAGCACCTATTGCTAAAGCATTGATGACAACTCCGTCTCTACTTTCAAATGTATGGTTACCACCAAGCAACTTAGTTGCAGCAGTATTACCTTCCATTGAGAAGTATCCGACAGAATCTACGTCTAAACCATCTACCATTCCATCGACATCCGCAGCAACTGCGTCTCCGTCAAGATCAGTATACGCTTCCCATCCAATATCCATTGTTTGTGAGCTAGTTACCCAGTTACAATAAAATCTAGATAGTCCGCCTATGATTTTAACTTTACCCGCTGGCAATTTGCCAAGAGTTACAGTTGAGTTTGCATCTCCAGCGCCATCCTGATCGTGAGTGAAGGCTAAAGTTCTTAATTTACCTTTATCTCCAGTTGTATCAGCTTTGACGATAGGAGTTGCTGTTGCGTTAGTATACTCTGTACTTTTTTGTGTTGTTACAGCCATTTTATATTTCTCCTAGTGATTATGCTTCATGACAAGGAATTTGAACAACTTTTTCTTCTTCCATTCTTACTGCACCCAAAGACATACCATAGTATACTTGAGTAGAATAAGACTTGTCAGCTCTTTCAGAGATTTTCGCAGATATATCTTTTCCGATACCTAATTTAATAGCATCTTCAGTATATGCAAAAACTAATCTGTCAGTTGTATAAGTTGCATCCTTGTTCAGTCTTGTTGACATTATGAACTCAAAACCTAAGTAGGAATTAATAGCTCCAGTTGCTAAAGCACGAACTACATTGTAATCCGAACTTGTAACTTGAGTTGTTCCTAATAGATCTTGGATCTGTACTGGTCCGCAAACAATGTATCTCTTCAATGAAGGGTCAACATCGTTATTATCTAGGAT